GTTCAGCCATCTGAGGCAGATAGTTCAACGGAGGAAGGTTTCCTGTTTGTATGCCGTTCCCCTCCATCTGTCGGATCTTATTACCCTGAACCTCAAATTCTACGTTGGTCAAAAGATGGTTGTCTGGGCCATACAAAGTAAACAATCGAATACTGCCATCATCCAAGGCTTTTCGACCGTTACGTAGAGGCCCGTACGCCCCATATCTAGCATAACCTGCAATTGAATTATTTATAACCTGTGCCGGAACATGGGTAGCCAGCGGGTCAGTAATCTCTCTCCACTGAAATCCTTGCGCATCCCTTGGCAAAGCTTCTTTTGTTCCTACCCCTGCCACTTCAATTGGTACAGGTTTACCCTGTTTTGCCAGTCTTTTTGCCTCTTCCCCAAAACCAGTAAAGGTCTGCTGCCCTTGTTTGAGCTTAAGAACGTTAGAGAAAAATTCGCTGACCCCCATGTTTTTCAACGCGGAAGGATCTATGCTGGTCAGCCCAAGATTGATGTCGTTCTGACTAAGCCCCAAAGGAGCAGGCCCCGTCAAAATGCGGTTAACATCCCCCGCTTCTACTTCTTTCACAAGATTTTTACCAACGTCGTGCAAAATGGGTTCGTGTCTCCCAAGTGCCGCAATCCCTTCCGGGGTCTTCAACATCGATTGTTTTGTAGGGGTTAAAGGCTCAGTGCCCTCAACAAGATCACTTGCTTTGGTAGCACGCAGATTAGGGAACAACTTCAAAAGCTTGGGTTCAAGCTCGTTTGTAAAATACCCGCCCTGCGTTCGTTCAATTCTGTCTCTGGTGTCCTGAACAAGTTGTCCAAGAGTCATCTTGTCCGCGGTCAGTTTTTCTCCTTCTGCCAACTTCACAGGAGTCTGCGGCATCTTGGTAACGTCTTTCCCACGCAACCGTGCAATCAAGGTATCCGGAATCAAATTGGGATTTTGTCTCATCTGATCCAAAATCAACGACTGCATCTTGTAGTGCTCTGCCTCTCCAGCGGCTTGAGCAGATAAGGCATTGCCTTCTTCTCGTCTCAGGTACCCTTTCACCCCTAAAAGACTGTCATACTGTCTTTCGACCCAGCGCATGGCGGTAGTGTCCCCGCTTCTCGCAGCATCTAATATTGCCTGAGGGAACAAGGCCTCTTGCTCTGATCCTTTGGGAAATTTGATTTTTCCAGAAAGCAGCCCTTCCCTGACGGGATCCGACACCGTACTGGCTTCATTTTTTAGCCATGGAACCAACTTGGTTTCCAAAAACTGTTTTACAGGGGACATGACTTCCGGGTTCCCCCGCATACTGTTGTCTGCCGCCATAAACAACTTGTTTGTATACTCATCCAAAGAGGATTGTTCTTCCCCTTTTTCTATCAACCCTTTGGACTCATACGTACCATACGTATTTTCATCAATAGCCCGCTTCGCTTCTTCCGCCGTCCGAACGGGTATGTCTCTGGTGTTGGTAGTAGGAATCACCCGTCCAACAGGAGAAGTGATGTACATTAAGTTGCCGCGCTTCTCCATCCGCTCACGTAATGGACGGTACTCGCTCTCGGGAGTCTTACGCGCCTCTTCCCCAGCACGGCGAATCCTTGCCCGCTGCACGTTCCCGATAGTCACATCCTCCAACATCTTGGCAGCTTCGCCCGTTTTTTGCGCAGCACGGACCGCGGACCGCGTCGCACCAACAGGATTCACTAACCCCGAACCGATGTTCCCTGCCTCGTAAAAACCAGCCAAGGTTTTATCCTCGGGCTCGCCTTTACGCATCCCAGCCCTGTTCAAGAATTCCTTGATTGATTCGCTCCCGCCAACAGGAGCCTTTACGTCATATCCAAACGGACGCATCAACATCGTTGCAATATCAACCGGCGCACCCGCCCAGTTCGGCAACACATTCTCAACAACACCCCGCCCCGTCTCTTTCAAGCCCTCACCACTCTCGAGCGCCTGCGAAATAGGACCCCGCTGTTGTCGGCCTTGCGACGAAAAACGAATACTTGCCGGATAACCCGGCGCTTGCTCCCCTGCTTCCGGAGAACCATCCGCCCGATGCACCACCCCGCCCCTAGCCAACATTACAGGCTCTTCCTGTGCAAACGGACTCTTGATCTTCAAATCTAAACTGGCCAACTGACTCTTGGCAGTGGGCTCCTCTGGTAACTTAAACGCAGCGTTATAACTCTGCTTTTCTTTGTACGCCTCGTCCTCTTCATCCGTATCACCCAGCGCCGCTAAAGCCAACGCCGCTTGATAACTGGGGCCAAGACTGCTAATATCAGGGCGTGCTTGAGAAGACTGTAAAGGTTGAGCAGGCTTTCGCATCCGCTCTTGCGTAGCAGCCTTAGCTGCCATCGGGTTCGAAGGTTGATAGTAAGTATCTAGCGTCGGTTCAACCGTTTGTGCAACAGCCTGCTGAGTGGGTTGGCCAAAGCCGCCAAGAATCTTGGTTACGTAATTCTTTGTTTCTGACGGCAGTTTACCAACATCTGCCCCGGTCTTTAACCAACGGTCCGCGTTCCCGGGACCCCAGTTATAAGCCACCAACGCGGTGGGCATGTCCCCATAACGGTCGACCATGGCTTTCAAGTAATCCCGGCCAACCCGCGCCCGCTCGTCCAAAGATTTGTCTCTTGGCGGCTCCACCCCAAAACCCGGGCCCTTGAAGGTCTTATCCATGACCTGCATCTCACCCTTGGCCCCTTTTGAAGATGTCAGCGGTCTGCCATTCTTGTCATACCGCTTACCCTGACTCTCAGCCTGCATCACCGCATCACTGAGTTCTTCAAAAGTGCTAATCGCCATACCGGGGTACCTACTTAGTAGTAATCAAGAGTGGCTTCCTCTTGCGACGGCTCATCGTCTTCGTCATCCTGCAACGAAATAAAATTGCCCTGCCGAAACCGCATCCACGCCATTACCGACGCATCTACCTGATCGTCGTGCGGACTGTTGGGAAAAGCAGCAAGCTCCTCAACCAGTTCCTCCGCCCACTCCTGCCCCTCAGGATACCAGATCATTCCTGACTCCAACAAGGGAGCAACAGCATTCGCCCGACTCAACTTGTCCTGCGTTTTACTGCGACCACCCGGCGAATACATCGTCACAGGAATTCCTAACTTCCTCAACTCTTGCTGCAACGGCGTACCCGTCGCCTTCGCCTCAATCAAAACATTGTCCGGATTCCAATACCGATACTCATCCTTGGCAATCCTCTTGAGCTCCGGGAAATCCCACCGGCCCTTGCGCACGTTCAACAAAATCAAATTGGGCCCAGAATCAGCATCCGGCGTGAACACCCCCCACGTGCTAATCACACTGAAGTCAGCCGTCTCCTTTTTGCTGTACGCCGTATCGTACGTCTGAATCAAATACTCACACTCAGGCGGTTCTTTAAACCGCCACTTCCTCCACCAGTTCCTCTTTAATATCGCCCCCTCATCATTGGTCGGCTGCTGCTGCCACTGGGCCTGCCACTTCTTCATCCCAATACTGACCTTGACTTTCTCTAGCTCGTCCAAGGACCAGTAACCGGGCCACAATGGTTTGCCAGAAGGCAAGATCGCCGGGAACTCCAATATCTCCCACTGGTCAGACTTCAACTGACCCTGCTGCCGCAACAACCTCCCCGATAGATCATCCGTCTTCCACCGGGTATTGATAACGATGATCGAACCACCCGGCTGTAACCGTTGACGGGGACCGGACGTGTACCACTCCCACGTGGCCTCCATCGCCGTGTCCGACGTAGCATCCTGCTCGTCTAAGATATCGTCCAAGATGACAATATCTCCACCGCGCCCGGTCATCGCACCGCCCTTACCAATAAAGAACGCCTCCCCGCCTTTATTGGTATTCCACCGTCCAGCAGCTTTACTGTCCACGGACAAGCTCATCTCGGGGAAGAGTTCTTTGTATTTTTCTTCATCTACAAGATTTCGAATCATCCGGCCAAAGCGCTGCGCTAATTCGCCCGTGTGAGAGCCAACAATCAACTTTGATTGCGGACGCTTGCCCATCAAATAGGCAGGAAATAGGTAGCTTCCCATCTGTGACTTGCCGTGGCGCGGGGGCATGGCAATCATCAAGCGCTTGCACTTGCCTTCAATAACCCTATCCAAAGCTTCAGCAATAATTCTGTGATGCTCGCCGACGATCATTTCAGGCCAGACGTACCGGCAGAAGGACAGAAAGTTCGTTGTTGATTGCTCGCGTATTTCCAGTAACTGCAACCGGAGTTGGAGCTTTAAGAACTCATCGCGGACTTGATCCGTAGGGGCAATTGCGGTCTGACGGGTAAGGGCCATTAAATCGAGTGATAAATTTTTTGCAAAAAATTTAGGGGCATATACCGATTTGGGTATAAGGGGGCCCTTTTTGGCCCCCCGGTAGTGTCAAAAAGTATTTTGACACACTTTCTGGGAGAGAAATCGAGCCAGAGTCTGAGCGTATGCGATGACGGTGGTTAGATGGCCCTCCCCCTTGTTGATAAGTTGTACGCCGAAGGAGTGGAACGACTGCAAGGCGGGCCCACCCACCCCCGCCACCACCGACCCTCTTCGAGGGAACCAGTTCAGAAAAAAAAGAAAATAGGGGAAAACACCTATTGACATATGCTGCGGGCCCACCCACCCCCGCCTCCACCATTGTAGGGACGAAAACGCGGGCGAAAAAAAACCCGCCGAGTGGCGGGTTGGGAGTGGAGGCCCCGAGGGGCCAAGTAGTGTTATGCCTGGACTGCCTCGGCTGCCGCGTTCGCTTCGGCACGCTTCTGGTTTTTCACTGCCACCAGTGCAGCGGCCTCTTCTTCCGACTCGGCCACCAGTTGCACGCCCAACGTCAGATCGGAATTGGACTTGATGTACTGGACATTGTCCCGGTAGCTGTCGCCCCATTTGGTTTCGACTGGGGTCAGACCCAGCAGGACCGCTACGATCTGTTCGACTTTGCTGGTTGCTGGAATCGCGAAGGTCTGGCTTCCGATGGTGACTGTCTTGATCTGTTTCATTTCTCTATCCTCTATGGTTTGCTCCGGGGCACCGTGCTCCGGAGCTTTGATTATAACACTGCCTATTGCTTGGTTGCAAGCTTTGGATTCAAGGTCACATCGATGTCCCGGCTCAGGTCCGCTAGAACCTTGAGCCGCTGCCCGCGGTACCCGTGCTTGCGCAGTCTGGATAAGGCAGTCGGGCCACGGCCACCCGACATGCCAGCCATCTCGAGGCGCAGCCGAGCGCGAAGTACCAGCATCTCCATGATCGTCATGGTGTGTTTTTCGACAATCATTCTGCCACCTCGAGCCGGTTGGCGATCGTATTGAGCACGACCATGACCGCGGTCATGGTGGCCATCGGGTTATCACTGGCCATTGCCACCTGCTGAGCATACTCGAGGGCCTCGGTCAAAGTCTCGCGATCCGCGAACAGGTTACTAGTGTGCTTGCGCAATTCCTGAATGTCCACTCTATCCTCTCTTGGTTGGGGTCCGCGGATCGCGGACCGTGGCCCATTATAACTCTACGTGGCCTCGGGGGTCAAGCGTGGTTTATCTGCCGGGTCAAGCGTAAACACCCACCCGTTACCTTCCAGTGTGCGGCCTGCTTCCTTGAACGTATTCACCCACCAGACATCGCGAACCTTGAGGTGGATGTGCTTACAAACCGCCTGCACATGGGCACCATAACTGTCCTCGCTGTGGTCATAGGGATAGAACCCAGAGCGAACCTTCCGATCCCGGGAATCCCAATGAGCAACGCGAATTCGAGCGCCCTTAGTGTCAGTACAGGGAACAAAACGAGTAAACAATGCAAGTTGATCCATGGATATCCTCTATTAAATAAAGGCGGGCCCACCCACCCCCGCCACCACCGAACCCTCTTCGAGGGAAACAAAAAGCGAAAAGCGGTCCGCGGACCGCCAGCATCAGAACTCGAGCAAGTCCCACATGTAATCGGGCTCAAGCCCGAATTCGTACCTGCAAACTTCTTCCGGGTCCGCGCCCTCGCGCACCATTTGTTTAGCGTCTTCGATCCACGACAGCGCATCGTCGCGGTCCATTTCATCACGACGCATTAACACTTCCAAGATGCTATATTCCATGACTCTATCCTCTCTGGTTAAGGTCCGCGGACCGCGGACCGTGGCTTATTATAACACTTCCTGAAACCCACGCGCAAGCATTAACTAGTGGTTTTTCGAGGCCCGGTTTCAATCGGACGCATTCGGAAACAGTTATCGCGAACACTGCCGCTATAAGTCCCGCTTATAGCCTAAGGCCTAAAGCAGGGACATCGTAGCGTTAACTGCCGCCAATTATTTATTGTCCATCCAATCGACAATCCACCACAAAACCACCCAAATTAAAACAACAAGAATTATCAAATTGTGGCCTCTTTGCCGCAATCGCCCGCTACATGGTGGCGAAGGATCGAACCAATCGGAAGCGATTTTGCGAATTCCCGGACCGCTGCCGCGTCGTTTTTATGGCCTGTTTTTCTGGTTGCGTGCCACTGCATAACTACCCGCCCAACACCAGCATAACAGCCGCCCTTGTCATCGGATCCGACTAGTTTCTTCTGCTGGCTGTGTCCGACGAACACCACAACAAAATCCCGATCCGACCTAGCGCACAATGGGTTTCCGCTGCCGCAATCCCTACATGTGAACCCTTCGGATAGTTCCGCGGGGCAACGCACAAACCGCACGCCGTCAATCCGAGCGGGCCATTGATCGGCGCTGTCATGCGGAGCAGCATATACAGTAGGATAACCCGCGGCCACATTCTCAAGCGCGTCCGACACTGCGTCGGATGATAGGTTGATTACTGTTTTTCCCTTCTTAGGTTTCGGGATAACGCTGCGCCCGAAATGGGAATAAGTAAAGGCTTTCCCTTTACGTGGTACAGCATCAGATAAGGCGGCTAAGTACTCTTGATCGACTAGGTCCGCGCTATGCTCGCCCTTCGGATTCAATGCACAGGACTTCGGACACGTGCCGAATATTGAATGCTCGCCGCTGCGGTACGTTACCGCGATTGGTCCGGTTTTCCCGTTACCTGATACCGCTACTGTTTTTAGCATGATTTCCTCTCTTCACTCTAAGTTATGACAATAACACTATAACAGGTTGTCTCCCCATTCGCAACCTATTTTTTCGGCCATCCTTCGGGCTGCATCGCGTACCGCGATCACAAAATCCCGCTGGCACCCATAAGTCTCCACATCGAACTCGAGCACATCGCCCTCGCCACTGTCCGCGTAAACAGTGGCATGAGGGTAGTCAAAATCGGCGCGAACAAAATCAGGAACAGAATCAACGGGTTGCGTGATATCGTCGAATAGTCGCATGGTTATCTCCCGAGGGCGTAATTGCGCAAGGTTTTGAAATAGGCACTAGGTTTATCGTGTTTTCGGGCATTGTCTAACCACGCCACCACGACGGTGCCGCTAGGCTTGACGCCCATAAACCGCCCGACACTTTCCTTTGTTCCGGCATATACCCATTGCCCGGGTTGAATATGCTTATAAAAAGAATGAGGCATGGCCCAGATATTGAAGGCAGGTTGATATTGCATCAGTCCCTCCCCACACCAGCGTAAGCCTTTGCGGCCTTTAGAGTACGGAATGTCCGCTTTTCTTGCGGTATTCCGTAATATTCAGAATAGTAAATATTACGATTATGACAACCAAACTTTGTACAAACAATCCACGCCACCGTGCGATTGTCGCGCTTCACTGGTGCAAACATAACCATCACGCTCTCCTCTATGGTTCACTGCAACTCGCAGTGATAATACTATAACACTACTTAACCACCTATGCAACTAGGGAGTTTCCCTAATAGGGTTTACCCTTAGTAGTCCCCATAGTACAGGTCCTGATATGCTTCTGGGTTCGGCTGCGGCTCCCCCTTGTAGAAGGGATTCCTCTCCCACGTGTCATAGGGCGACAGCAGCCATTCGACATCCCGGCGATCACGGCCAACATCGAAGGCCCACTGTTTGATCGCAGCCTCAATGCTGTAAGGCTGCTCAAATTCGTCATCATGGTTTGGACGAAAGATCATCACACCTGCTCCCACGCTTGCAGGCCCTCAATGACCTGATCCTTGGTCAACCACCCACTGCGCATGGCGTGCTCGAGAACCTCTACCGCGGCCTCCCGTGACGTGTTGCTTCCAAACCCGTGAAGCTTGCACAACTCCTCGAAAGTGTCACCAGTGATGGGCACCGCGGCATCAATCAGCGCATCCTGAAGGTCGTCAGAAAACACGCAATGCCGACCAATGTAGATGATCTGAGGATCATTGTCGTCCGGCGAATCCTTATACGAGGGCCACACCTCAATCATCATGCCTTTTGGCAAAAAGGGCCAAGATAACCAGCTATCAGTGTATCGACGGTCCCGGCTAGTATTTTCAACATTCCGGGTCAATTTGTACCACTGGGGTTTTCTGCTCATATCCATTTCTATCTCTATCCTCTCTTTATTGACTGCACCATGCAGTGAATACACTATAACACTGCCATAAGGGGAAGTCAACTAGGGGTTTTCCCTAGTTGACATCAGTTAAATAGTCCTCAATCCACTATCCTCATGCATCTGTTTCAACAGATGATTGGAATCAAAGTATTCGCCCAGATCCCGTGCGTACTTATGTGGGTACGCTCCCATCTTATGGCCAAGATTCCAGATCGCATCATGCTGAGTCTGGCCATCACATGACAGCCCTAGCTGTCTACCGTCAGACTCAAAGTAAGAAGCTTCCCACTTGCCAGTGTCTTCCTTGAATACACACTTGATCATCGTTTCCTCTCTTGGTTATCTGCAACATGCAGTGAAGAGACTATAACACTGCCTGGGACCACAATCAACTAAGTACTTTCCCTACCTTCTGTCCATCAGGTCGGCCATTTCCTGCCAGTCAATCTTATCGATTGGCCACTGCCCTAAAGGAGGCACACGATCTACGTGCTTCTTCAATAGTTCTGGCACCTTGCTGCCCTCAAACAGCACCGCCCTTGTATCACCCTTCTCCCAGATATCATCCTCTCGGAACCGGGCCAACAAGTACACAGGGCACCCAAGCTCCCAATGCTTGACCATAAACGCTACCTGATGAGGCCGAGGGTAAACCATCTTGGCATAACTAACCTTAAGCTCAACCATCGCAAAACGCCCCGGGAGCGCGACAAGAAGGTCGGGAAGGCCTAGGGTAGCCCGAGACTCCAACGGCGTTACAGAGGCCCCCGGAAGGGCCTTCCTGACCACTGCTGAGAACTCTGCCTCAGTCTTCCTTTTCTTCGGTGCTGGCATCGATCATCTCCATAATGTCTTCAGGGGGTTCTTCGACCCCGGGATCAAAGGCTGGATCTATCTCTCTCGCAAGCGTCTCAGTGACCTCTCCGGTGGTCGCATCAATGATCGCAGTGGGAGCCGGTCCGTACAGGCGCTTCAGTTCATCAAGCTTGCGCTCGACCTCTTCCTTACTCATCGAGTCAATAGTCCCGTGCCGGATCTCCTTGCGCTCGATGTAAATCGTTCCAAGGGCCTGTCCCCGCCGATACTCAGCGTTGACCGCGGCAGCAAAAGCACCCGCCTCGATGGCCTTGTCGCGGATAATCTGCAAGTCCCGCATGTGCCGGTCATAGTTGGTGTTGTACTTCGAGGCCAACTCCGCCCGGTACGCTTGGATCGCGGCCACCACATGGGGGTTCATCTTCGGGTTCGTTAGCTGCCATGCCTTGACGCTGGGGTTCGTTGTCTCATACCCCGCGGCCTTCACAGCATCCTTGAGCGTGACGCGGCCATCGCCACTCACATACTCCTGAACAAACTTCCACTCTTTGGCCGTCAGCGTCTTTGCAGCACGCAACTTCGGAACAACGGCAGCGGTCCTCGTTGCTACCTTAGGAGGTATGACAGGAGGGACATTCCAAACATCCTTCTTCGTCACTCAGTTCTCCACATACGCCATCCCCCTTCCGCGGGCACAGAACGCACTGTAAACGCCCAGCTAGGCCTATGCCTTCGGACGAACCTTAACGCGGCCACACGGGCAGATTTAGCCTGTCCAAAGTCCTTAAACAGGATCGAATCCCCCTCTTCCATCTGATCAAAGGGGTACCGGGTCCGGCCTGTCGGCTGTGACACGTTTTTGTCTATGTTGAACACAATCAAACAACTCCGTAGGCAACAGGCTCAATCGTACAACAAAAGGCACAGAAACAACAACCCTCCCCGCCAAGCCGCATAAACCTTAGGACCGCGGGCCGCGGTCCACGAGCAACCAACCCCAAAACCAGAAACAAGGGTTCCCTATAGGACTTTTGAGGACATAGGCATGTTTTTTTTTTCACCTCCTCTTCTCACGGATCTCCCCTAGAAATTACACCTATAAAACACGACGTAATTTGACGTGTGGTTCCAAACCATTGATTTCATTCACTTATTACGGCATTACGTCTATTACGTCAAATTTCACAAATTTAAAAAAAAAATCACCTATGTCCTCAAAAGTTCTATAGAAAAGCGTTTTTGCCGTAAAACCCCCAGTTTTGCTTAAAAAATAGGCAAAAAAGCACCATCTTGCCTAACTCCGCACCACTTGACCTCCCACTTGACAGTAACACTAGACCTTGTTACTCTCCTCACTTCACAACGACCGAAGCACAGATCCTAACTAACGCAACCACTACAGCCACTACAATCATGTCAAATACACAACTTTCTTCAGAAAACGACCGGGCCTCGGCCCTTCTTGACTTCTTATTTAACACCTGTGACTCGCCAAAGGATGCCTTAGAAACCTTGGACGCGGTCCGCGATCTGCTTACGCAGGCCATCGATACTGTCTCCAAAGAACTCTTGGAGCAGGCTTTGCAAAACGTTTCAACCACTTATGGGGACAAGTTATGACCAACACCTACCATGTCTTTCTAGAGATAATCACTTCTGACATCGAGCTTGACGGGGTTACGTTGACTGTTGACTATGAGTTTCAGGAACCTGAAGAGGGTGAAAGAGAGCCCGGGACTGGGTTGCTGTTGAGTCCGGAGATCCCTCCTTTGATCTACATTGAGGGGGTGAGTCATGCGGGCTATGACATCACTGACCTGCTTAGTGATGACACGTTTGACCGAATCGAGCGCGTATTGATTGAGCGGTACGAGCATTCCAAGATTGCGAGTTATGAGGATCACATTCGCGACAAGGAGGAAGACCTTTGACCTTGTTATTGAACTTACTTGAGCTAGTTAGGAGAAAGAGAGGTGTTGTGTCAGGAGTGCTTCGGCAAGGCAAAGACGGTGGATACGAGGCATTACCAAGCGGGGGAACAGGAGGGGAGGTTCCCGTGGGTAGAGAGGAGGGTTGTTTGCCTGTATTGCGAACACAAGATGCACACGGTGGAGGTAAGTCGGGAGTTGTGGCGGGAGGCGTTTGCTGCACTTTCGCGTGCAAGGAGGGCAGAGAGTGCCCAAGAAGATCAATTAGGGAGAAGCAGTGATGGTAACGACTGAGAAAACGCCACCTTTGTGCCAACAGTGCCAGCGAGCACCGGCCAAGTTTCGTACCTTTAACGTAAAGACCAAGGGGTACCGGTGGAAGTGTGAGACGTGTTTTAAGAAACTAAATCCATCTGGGTTTAATGGGGGAGCGCGATGAAGAGGAAGGAGGTTTTGATGGAGTTTTTGACTGATCTGGCGGGCATGGTTCCGCGCAGATGGGAGGGGCTCGGAGAAGAGGAAATTAAAGACTTTCAGGTCAACCGGTTTGTGACTGAGCGGTTGATCCGCAGCATCGATCAGCGGTTAAGGGAGAAAAACCACGGTCCGCGGTCCGTTGCCGGTGGTTGGCAGACTCTTGATGATGAGGAGTATCAGACCATTCTTGGGCAGCTTGGTGATGGTGGGTTGTTGGCCTTTTACGTGTTGATTGAACAAAAACTTAGGGAGAAGAATGGTGGATAAGGACGACATTATTCGTATGGCCTTGAAGGCGGGAGCGTCACAGGCGGTAAGTCCTAGAAATCCTGATCGACCGGCCCATTCTTTCAGCATGAAGCATCTTGAATGCTTTGCCAACCTTGTTGCCGCGCATGAGCGGGAGCAGATTTTAGATTTGGAATGTCCGTTAGGCTGGGTAAAAGTTGATGACATCCGCGCAAGGGGAGGGAAATGAACAAACGAATCAAAGAATTGGCTGAACAATGTTGGGATAGAAGACTAGACGGAGTTCATTTTGACCAAGAAAAGTTTGCCGCCCTTGTCGCCGCGCATGAGCGGGAGGAATGCGCCAAGTTGTGCGAGGAAGTTGGCGACAGGGATACCGATACACATGCCTATGATTGCGCCGTCGCTATCCGCGCAAAGGGAGAGAAATGAAACACTGCTGGTCCAAGAAACTATATTACGTATGTTGTCGTTGGATTGATTACCCAAAAGGCGGCGGCAGAAACTTTATTGCAACTAAACATTTAGGTCGTGCGCGGTACTACGCTAAGCGTTTAAAGCTCAAAGAACGGCAGATTGATGTGTGGGAAAAGGGTAAGAAAAAATATGTTTTGCAAGGGAGTTGGCTATGACTGACCGCGAACTTATGCAACAGGTGCTGGATGCTTTGGATAGCGACAATCCAGACATACAACTACGCACAGCAGTAGCCCTGCGCAACAGGATGTCGAAACCAGAGCCCCTTAATTTTACCCCCGATGTCACCCCCGATGTCACCCCCGATGTGATTGACTGCCCCCGGTGTGGTCATTGCTGCCCACAGTGGGTCGGGCTGACGGATGAGGAGATTGACCACGCCGCAGAGCAGTCAGATAACTATGCGTCATTCATTGCTGGTGCTCTTTTTGCACAAGACAAGTTAGAAGGGAAAAACACATGAACGAAATAGATTTAAAAAATAAAATATTAGATTTTTTATTAGAGAACGGTGAGACGCGAGTGCGTGATGTTGAAATTGTAGGGGCAACTAAAAAAACTGTAGGCACCAACCTTGTTAGGTTGTTTGAATCGGGGGTTCTGTCCCGTAGAAAAGTCGAAAAGAAGTTTGCCTACAGCATTAGGGACAGGGAAGATTTTTACCTGAACAACGAGCCGGGGTATGCGTATTACTTGCGCAACCTGCCGCGGTCCGCGGTCCACAATCAATTAAGCGAGCAGGCTGCATGACTCCGCTGATGCGAAAGATATTGTCTGTCTACCCGGACAATCCTCCTGAGGATTTCAAGTGGTTTGACATGACGGGGATGATGCCGGAGAAGGGCAATGAGACGATGTTGGACGATGTTGAACATGGTCATTTGCCTTTTCCGCAGTGTTGTTTGATCGGGACGGATTCAATTGGCAATGAGTATTGTCTTTTTGTGGTGGAAAAACTGGAGGAGCGGTTTCGTTGGGGTGCGACGGGGATTGTGTTTCACAAGGGGTGGATGGAGAACGGGGAGTTAAAGCTACTTCTTGGTAGCAGGGTTCAGTACAAAATTCCGCCGATCCGGTTTGACATCAGAAATCGAGAGTTGCAGACGCCCAAAGAGATCAAGAATATGGATATGACCACGATAACGGTGGCCACAATTGCGATTTTTTTAAAAGCGCTGGAGAGAACCCCGGTAACGGCGCACGTTCCGACGTTGGTCAATACATTTACGAACAAGAGGAAGCTTGCTCAGGGCAAACCTGCTACGTATACGTGGACGACGTTAGATATTGATCCGAAGACGATTGTGTATCCTAAGGAGCACAAGGGTGGGACGCATGCCAGTCCGCGGTTTCATGAACGCCGGGGGCATTGGCGCACGACGAAGTTGGGCAAGAGGGTGTGGGTCAAGAACTGTTCTGTTGGCAATGCGGCGTTGGGAACAGCGTTTCACGATTACCGGTTAGTGAAAGAGGAGCGAGCAGCATGATTGGGTTGACACAAGGACAGGCCAGAGAGGTTGCACATGCGGTTGTGCATCTTGGATTGCAGGTGCGGGAGTTACAGCACTTATCGGCGACGGAGGCGGAGATTGATGTTATGCGAGAAAAAATGCTGGACATCATGGAGACGGCATTCAATGGAGTGATGTCAACGGTAAAGGATGTTGGTGATGACTAGTCCTAGCCTAGAGCCTACTCAGGAGATGTTGGATGGGGCGAAGGCTTATGCGGATTATCGGTTGAGGGCGATCTTAGTGGAGCTTGAGAAGCAAAAGAAAAGGCATCCTGATCCGATTACGCAGTGGTGTGCCTTTTTTGATGGATATGTTGCTGGTTGGAAAAGGGCAATTTGGAAGGGGCACGGGACATGTTGAAGGCAGGGAAGTTTGTCAAGGATTGGGACCTGACGAGTATGAGTATTGGGTATGTGCGCAAGGTTCCGGCGAGGAGTTTTTGTCGGGATATGACCTTGGTGCAGACAGTGTTGTCGTGGAAGACAGTTCCGAAGATGGGAATATGGAGACGAGTGTGGAAGAAATTGCCGTGAGTGAGGATGCGCAGAAGATGCGCATACCAGATTGGATGGGGACGCTTTGCCCGGAGTGCGGAGCGCGGTCCGCGGTCATGGAAACGCGAAAAACGTTATCTGGACCGAGGAGGAGGTTTTTGTGTGAGAACGGTCACCGGTTCACAACCGTTGATCATGCGTTAAAGCGGGTGGATCTGACACCACCGCCAACTGGAAGGCCTATTGTTGCAAAGGAGCAAAAAGATGAAATTTCTGGATGATGTGACCCATGATGAATGGTCAAATTCTGCTTCTCGCCTTCGTAGGGAAGGAGGTGCGCACTACAAGCATGAGCAGTATGAGACGTGGGACGTGATCGAGGATTGGGGGCTAGGATACTTTGATGGAAATGCTGTCAAATATCTAAGCCGTTGGCACCGCAAGGGCACGCCCATCGAGGATTTGAGGAAGGCTAGGCACTACATTGACAAGCTGATTCAGCTTGAACTGGACAGGGCCGCAAGGAACTCCCTCAAATAATTACTTAGCCTCTCCCCAACTCGGTCCGATTTCTACGTCAACCCGGTTGGGGACTTCCATGGTCACGCAGTTGGCCATGATGTTTGCGGCTTCTCGAGCCTGCGCCTCAGATTTAACGCTGATTGCAATCTCATCGTGTACTTGGAGTAGCAGCTTAAAGCCTGCTTCCTCAAGCTTTACCATGGCCATCTTGCACTGATCTGCGGCTGATCCTTGGATCAAGCGATTTAAGCCCTTATACGAGCCGCTGCGCTTAATCCGTTGTCCGTATTCAATGACCGCCTGTTCGTACGGCAGAGGCTTGTTTGACCCCCACTGCTGTGGCTCCCACAGGGGGAAGCGACACTTGCGACCAAGAAGAGTACGAATTGCTCCGCCGGAGGCGGGGTTGTCGATGCGTTTCATAACCGCGGTCACCGTTCCTTTAAGGAAGGCGACTTTGGTGTGAAAGATCTTGGTTAGTTCTTCAGCCTCTTCGACCGAAAGATCAAGTTGGGCGGCGAGTTTATTTTTGCCCATGCCGTACATCAGGCCAAGGCCGATGGTTTTGGCAGTCTTGCGTTTGATCCCTGCCATATCGGCGACCATCTGGTGAAAGTCAGTGTTGGGATCTTGTTGATAGGCATCTACCATGCTTTCAGCGCCATTCAGGCCTAAAAGGCTCGCGTAGTGAACCAGCAGGCGCGGTTCTTGGGAGGAGAAGTCGTTTGATGCCCAGAGTTGGCCTTCTTCAGGCATGAACAAACCGCGGACCATGGGTCCGATGATTTCATGGCGAGCGGGCACCTGTTGAAGGTTGGGCGAGTACATGGACAGCCGCCCAGAGACGGTGCCGCCTTCATCAGAGCGTAGCTGATTGATGTGTGGGTGGATACGTCCGGTTTTCTTGCTGAAGTCCAAGTAAGGGCGCAGGAAGGTGCCATGGGTTTTGTCTGTTTCCCGGGCGGTGATGATGAGTTTGCCCAGTTCACCGCATTCCTCGAGGAAGCTCTTGGTGAAGCTCGGAGCACCGGCATCGGTCCGTAAGTATTTGACCCCGGCGGCATCGAATGCGGTGGCGATACTTTGCGCGGCCCAGATGTCTACGTGATGCCCGGTCATTTGGTGCAGGCTTTTCTTTGCCTGCTCGCACTGCCCGATCAGTTCCTCAATCAGATGTTCACACTTGGATCGGTTGAACCGGATACCGCGGCGGGTGATGCCAAGGAGGACGGGCAGAACTTTTGACTCGAGATCGTAGATTGATTCAACATCATCTTGGCGCATCTTGACTTTGAAGTGCTGCCACAGACGCAAGGTTAGGGCAGCATCTTGTTCGGCGTACTCGCCAACGAACATAGCTGGAAGCTTCCAGAGTTCCTTCTTTGGATGCACACCGAAATCGGATGCGGCTTGGCGAAGGCCCTGTTCGGACTTGGTTTCCTTGAGGTAATCGAAGCCAAGATTGTTGAGCGAAAACGAGAAGCGGTTCTCATCGAGCACAGGAGCCGCGATCATCGTATCGTGGATCTTGCCCTTTATTTCGAAGCCGCTGGCCCAGAGCCAGCCCACGTCGTAGGCGGCATTGTGGAAGATTTTGTCTGCGCGGGTGGCACAGACCTCAGCCATCCACCGATTAACCATCCGCTTATCAAGATTCCCGCCGCCAGCATGAGCGATTGGAAAATACCCAGACCAACCATCGACAGCGACAGCGTACCCCACAACAAAGCCATCGTTACGAGGCCAGCCGGGACCAAACGACTCGAGATTGGGATCGCAGGTTTCGAGGTCAATTGCAATCTCCGTAGCGTTTGACAGGTCAGGGAACGAAGAGGGGGCTACCCACTCGCTTTTTAATGGGAAAAGAGTGCTCACAGTTGAAAACCTCGATCAGAGCGCCGCGGCATGACAAGATGCAACGACTCTCTCGGTCGAGTTACACCCACGTAAAACAAACGATTGATGTTGTCCGAATCCTGCCAATATTCCTCGGCAGACTTTGGACTCAGATCTAAAAGCAGCATCACGTTGTCCGCCTCTCCGCCCTTAGCACCATGAATGGTTGAAACCTTGATCCTCGAGGTTTCTGAAAACTTCTGCCCTCTGCGTAGCACGGCTATCATGTATGCCTTTTTGTCTTCGCTAATCTTTTCTAGTGCTACGTGCCAAATGGCATCGGTTAGCAAACCATGATTATCCTTTAGTTCTTCAAGAGTGTACAGAGCGTATTCATCGCCTTTCTTAAACGTACGGTGACCTCGAGCAACGTTTTCCGAACCAAGGTACCGATAAACGCGCCTTACGTTTTCGTACCCAATTTGACCGCCCTTACGCAAGTGTTCCCAGTCTCGTACCGATTGAACGATATCAGGGCTGATACTAGACACGCCTTGGCGCTCGAACAACGTTCCGTTATTCCTAAGCCACTCGCAAATAGGGTTGAGCATGTAACCTGCGCTGGCCATGATTAGCCATTGGCCGTCGTCAATGGCTACGTCTTCGAAGCGACTGTAGGCCTGTACGGAGCCTTCATGAGATCGTGGATCCCACTTTTTTTCTTGGCGCGTTTTGATTCGGTTGACGATTCGGTTGGCGATTGTGTGAACAGCTTGAGGCACTCGGTAGGACTTCTCAAGCACCCTAATTGTTCCAGTGAAGGCAAGAAAGCTAGAAACATCAGCCCCAGCCCATAAGTGAATAGCCTGATCATCGTCGCCTGCTATGTAAGTGCGTTTTGCTTTGGTTGCGAGTATTTCAACCAGTTGCCACTGAAGACGAGACAGATCTTGCGCCTCGTCGATGATGACTGTCTCAAGCGCGGGCAGCGATTCATGCCGACCGATTGCCAGTTCCAGTAAATCGGTGAAGTCAATCAGATCATGAGCTGTTTTGTAGTGCCGGTAGCTACGCTCAACAAACTCGAAGTGGTGCCATTCGATGGTCATGCCTGAGTTGTTGTAGTGCTCACGCAGGTCGATACCCTTTATGCGAGCAATATTGATCTCATTTAAGATCGGGTGATCGGCCTTGACCACTTCATCCTCGGCGGCTATCCCGATTTCCAGCCCTGTTTGCTGCGCAAATTCTTTGTAATGCTCGGCTGACATCATGTTAGTGATGTTGGTGCCAAGGACCATATAGGCCAGACTGTGTAGCGTCCTGAAGTAAGGGAAGTCTCGCTTCTCATGTAGATGAGGGAACTTGATGATTGCCCGTTCCTTGGCCTCGTTTGCCGCCTTACGGGTAAAGGAGAAGTATCCGATGCGGGTGGAATCGACCCCGCTTGCCAGTTCCTTCTCGACTTCATTGAGAAGGAAGGTGGTTTTGCCTGACCCCGGAGGGCCAAATACTTTTTGGATATTCAAAACGGGCTCTCTTTACGCTTGGTATGGCTATCAAACGGAGCGCTTTGCCGCTCAAATTTTGGAATCTTCCAGCACCGTACGGTCCTGCCTTTGAGAAACATGGATACCGGTTCGCCATTCATATCCCGCAACCGCTGGGCAATTTTGGGTGAGGTCATTCCCATAAAATTACTTCGCTTCAAATGCGCCTCGAGGTCCTTCATCCTGAAGAACGTCTTGGCCTCCTCATCATCGGTCCATGGTCTGCCCATCAAGATCTCATCCCGATCCATGGCCTGCTGCATGTGAGCGGTGAATTCCTCGAGCAGGTCCATCAACCTGCCTGTCAGGCTGGTGTCCTCTGAAGCTTCACTGATCTGCTCCGTTTCCACCATTTCTTTGAGCAGGGCATTGAGCATGGCCTCCCAGTCCCGCTTGAGAAGCGTGGGCGGCAGCACATTCAGGCGCTCAACACAGGCCTTTTGAAAGGAGGCTTGAGAGAACAGACTCTCGGTATCAAGCTCAATACGACGCCCATTTACATCCAAAAACCACAGGGGCGGCTCGGAAGCATATTTGGACAACGAAGTCAGTTGAGGCGAGTCAGGACCTGATGCGCCAATACCAAACTTGCGGGTACGGCAAAGGCCGGAGTTGCAAAAGGAGTTTAGTGGAGCGTCTTTGCACTTGTAGTTGTAATCCTTTTTGCCCACCTGCTTGATGAGAATCTGCACCTCATTGTTGGGCAGGGGCGGGCTCAAGTACTTGTAGTTGTGCTCCACCAGTGCATCTTCCCAAGTCCCGGGTTGGGAGCGCTTGAGGAAGGTGCCGATGTTAAACAGACCGTTATTTCTGGTGCCTTCCGGAAACCCCTGCATACACAACGCTTGCAGGCAGGGCGGACCATCCTTGATCGGTGCGTCAGCAACCTTCGGGGGATCGGGCAGGACAAGGGGTACTTCTTGGGCGTACTTATCGTACAGCGCATAGAACTCCTCGAGCGAGGCTGCATCGCCTTCATCATTGAATGCGTACCGCGTTCCGCGGTCACCGGCAAAATAAGGCAGGTTCAGGAAGTTCCCTGTGTCGCCGCGGTCAACGAGAATTTCTGCTTGCTTAGGGAAGATCTCCCGACCGGACTCGCCAAGTAATGCAGATGCATTCTTGAGGTAATCCTGCATGTCTCGAGCAGGAATAGGTTCCTTGGTGAACAGGAAGACATGTGCGCCGCCTGACTTGCTACGAAACACCACCAGAGGCAGATTCAACGAAGCAATCTTGGCAACAAGTTTCTTGTGATCAAAGGGGTACTGATCAATATCGATACATCCCCAGATACAGGTGTTGTCTGCCCGTATGGGGATGATTCCGAGAGAGGGCTCAACACCCTCTAGATGCTTGGTCCAAAGCGCGTCTACGGGCGGCTGACGTATGACCGTGGCCTTTCCCTGCTGCTTACCGTCGCCTCGGGATGTCTCAATTTTATAGGTGCCGTGGGCTATATCAAGGCCACTGAAGATGGCCTTGAATCTGCTGATATCAGTCATCTCTTTCTCGGGGACAGTGGGGGTACTAGCCCATCAGGCTTTCCCCCCGAAGATCAGAACGGGATATTTTCTTCCGCTATAGCGGCTTCGTCATGGTGCTTGACCTTGACTTCACCCGCTCCAATCTGCGCAGCAAATGCCTTTGCCACGGCGTACTGACCCATGTCCTCGATGGGGCCAATACGGCTGATCTCCCAACCAAACCACTTGCCCTTGTCGTTGGACTCGGGGACCGTGCTCAACCGGTACACGTGTGAGTACATGGGCGGAGTGTACGGCCCATTCTTGCCCATGAGCTTGGTGGTCATCATCATGCTGTTCCACTTCTTGCTCTTCTTGAGTTGCGTTGATTTCATTGTAATCAAAGCAGGCTCAGGAATGCCATCATCGTTTACCACCATCACGTAGTGATTGGCAGTGTTTTCGATGTAGTTCCCGTTTGACAAGTAATCTTTGCTGTCACCGGGTTCCTTGTGGGTACGACTCATGATGTCGGAAGTTGCCGGATGCACAATCGGAGCCCCGGAGCCCGATCCGCGGGGACTCCACTCCAGATAATTGCGCACGTACGCGCACGGGATGACCGTAATGCCCTTCTTGCCGTCGTACAGTTCCCCGCTGACGGTGTTGAAGATCATCCCCGGCAGTGCGCCGTCTACCTCGCCGACCTCGGGCGAAGTGTTGGTCAACAAGCGCAGGAACGGGAGGGCAAAATCCTCCTGACCCATGTTCTTGAAGCCATCCGACGCATCCTCCTCGAAAGTGGATGCGATTGCAAGTGCGGTAGTGCCTTTAATAGCGATATCAGTCTTAGCCATTTCTTGAACCTTCCTTAGGTCTTGATAGTTGCTTTCTGCCCAATGTGGGCCCCAAACAGGTCAGAAGGGAATTCGCGTCCCTTCTCAACCATTTCCCGAACCCAAGCCTTTAGCGTCTGGGGTTCGACCTTTTGCGCTTGTTCAACTGGATAGTTGTCCGTACGCAATTTGGTTAGGAGGATGTCGCACAACTCATCTTCACCACGTCCAAACCTGACGCTGACCGTGTTCTTGATGATGTCGTCGTATCCATTGACTCGTAGCCATTCGTAGGCGGTCGCCCGGTTTTCTTCCTTGATGCTGGCACCGTAGAAAGCCTTGACCTCGATCTGGCTTCCATCGGCCATCTTGAAAGACTTCATGCCCATCTCGGCAAGCTTGCCCGGGATGACTTCTTCAAGCAGCTTGCGCTGCTGTTCTTTTTGCTCTTTCAGATCTTCTTCCAGATCCTCAATTGCACGCTGAAGTTCCTTGGAACGACGAGCCAAAGCAGCAATGCTGTCCAGTTCATCGTCCTTGACCGTCAGGGCCTCGGCATCGGCCTCAAAAATGTCATTCATTACCTTCTCCTTTCTGATAGAGGTTGATCTTAACAGGAATGTACAAGTACTCGCGTCGATCCCACTTCAGGACGTTGAACCGCCCTGAATTTGCCTGAGCAGCAACCGCGCACGTTAGGCCAATTGCCACCGGATCACCAGTCAAAAGCAAATAATCCTCGTCCTTGAAGTTGTGCAGCGCCCTCATGAGGCGACGAACAATCGGGGCGATGGAAAAAGCAATCTGTGCCGTATGGGGCAACAGAATCTGTACTTCTCCGTACTTAATAGCTGAAGAGATGTTGTGGTTCGGCATCTCTTGCACTACATAAACTGTAGGCACGTTGTTCTCCTTTCTCAAAACGTCTGCGTAGTGTACAATCAGTTTTCTCGTCGTGTCAAGCACCTACCAAGAAAGGAAGAAAGTGGATTACTTCACCGAAAAATATCCGTTTAAAAACAAGCCCTTTGCTCACCAATCAGCGTACTTGCAACGGTTCTGGGAGAACCGAGAGGCGGCGCTTTTCGCTGAAATGGGTACAGGCAAGTCCTTCATGCTCATCAACAACGCCGCGATACTCTACGATAAAGGGTACATCAACGCGATGTTGATTGTCGCACCCAAGGGGGTGTACCGCAACTGGTACCGCAGCGAAATCCCCAAGCATATGCCATATCATGTGCCGTACAAGATGGCCTGTTGGAGCGCTTCCCCGCGCAAAGCGGAGAAGCTTGAGATGGAGCAGATGTATCAGTCAGTCGATGACCTGCGCATTCTGATCATGAACGTCGAAGCCCTGAGCACGGTCAAAGGTGTGGATTTTGCTCGTACTTTCCTGCGGGTAACCAAGTCCTTCATGGCAATTGACGAGAGCACCACGATCAAGTCGCCTCGAGCCATGCGCACCAAGAACATCATCAAGGTTGGCAAAGAAGCCGCCTATCGGCGCATAGCCACAGGCTCTCCTGTGACCAAAAGCCCTCTTGATCTATACAGCCAGTTCGAATTCCTGAGCCCCAATTGCCTGAACTTCGACAGCTATTACGCTTTTCAGAACCGCTATGCGGTGACGATTGAACGGCGCATGGCCACGCACACCTTCAAGCAGATCACCGGGTATCGAAAACTGGACGAACTACAGCAGATCGTTGACCAGTTTTCCTTTCGCGTGACCAAGGCTGAATGCTTGGACCTGCCTGACAAGGTCTACACCCGCCGGGACGTGGAACTTACTCCAGAACAGACCCGCGCCTATGATGAGATGAAGCGCATGGCCTTCTCGGAGTTCGAGAACGGTCAGTTGATGACGACTAATAATGCCCTGACCCAACTGATGCGGTTGCATCAGATTGTTTGCGGCCACGCCAAAACGGATGACGGTACGGTAATCGATATCCCTAGCAACCGGATTAAGGAGCTACTTGAGACGCTCGAGGAAGTGGACGGCAAAGTCATCATCTGGGCGAATTATCGTCGCGATATCGAGAGTATTTACCACGCCATCCAAAAGGAATACGGGATGACTTCGGTAGCTACGTACTTTGGCGATACTCTGACAGAGGATCGCCAGCAGATTGTGGAAAAGTTCCAAGACCCGGGCAGCGATCTCCGGTTCTTTGTCGGTAATCCAAAGACCGGAGGCTACGGTCTGACGCTTACCGAAGCCAAGACCGTGATCTATTACAGCAACTCATTTGACTTAGAAGTCCGACTACAGTCCGAGGACCGCGCCCATCGTATCGGGCAAACGTCTAAGGTTATATACATCGATCTAATCGCTTCTGGGACCGTAGATGAGCACATCGTCAAGGCGCTCAGAAACAAAATCAACATTGCCAGCCAAGTGCTGGGCGAAGACTTTAAGGAGTGGCTCATCTGATGATGCTCGTACCTGTTCGCCAAAAGTACGTCTACGAACCGCTGGTTAGAAACGACAGCCCCACGGGTCGCACCTATGGCCCGAATCGTCTGCCCAGCGTAACCACTATTTTGTCCGCGACCAAAGATCAAACGCATCTTAAAGCGTGGGTTGAACAAGTGGGCGAGGAAGAGGCTAACAAGATCAAAAACGAAGCGGCCACGGTTGGGACGCACATGCATAGCGTTGTTGAACGTTTGTTGTTGAACCGCCCGTTACCTGTTCCGAGATCATGGCTCGCGGTCCGCGGGTACTGGATGGGGTACAAGCTAATTGATGCGTTTATGCGCAAAGTCCATGAGGTCTGGGGGACAGAAATCCCGCTGTACTACCCAAACAAATATGCGGGTACTTCAGATTGCATTGGGGTTTACAGCGGCAAGGAGTCGGTGATTGACTTCAAGCAGACCAATCGGATGAAGCAACGCCGATGGATTGACGATTATTTTGTTCAGACCGCGGCGTATGCGGTTGCGCATAATGTGGTCTACGGTACGAATATCTCTCAGGGTGTAATCCTGATGGTGGCCCAAGATGGCCAGCTACAGGAATTTGTGTCTTGTGGCCGCGAGTTTGAGGGCTACAAAGACAAGTGGATGCACCGCGTGGAAGAGTATCAAAAAAATGGCCCGGAGCTAGGGCTCGACGGGCCGAGGGCTACTGATTGGGGAGATCAAACAGATCAGCAGCCAGAGTAGTTTACATTACTCCGTTGCCGCCGACAACTCTTGACTGCTGTTGATTGCCAGAGCCGGTCATTGCTCCATTTGGACCAGCCATTTTTGCTCCAAGATTGACGGGCTCAGATGCAGAAGCGCCTTGATTTGAGTTGGAGGTCTGGCTCAACGAAGAAGGCGGTTGGCTTTGGTTCAAGGAACCTATTCCGCCTGAAGCAACAGGCGGCTGCGTAAAGGCAGACTGAAGAGCGGGCATCGGTCCTTGCTGCTGGTATGTGTTTCGAGCGTCCAAAGATTGCTGCTGCATGGCTTGCTGATAAGGATTAGCCATAACGGATTGTTGCGGTGCAGCAGACAACATGTTTCCACTTTGCCCGGTGGTCATGAACTGCGGCATTTGTGTAGTTTGCATCGGTCCACCCTGATTGGCTTGATTGGACTGCTGCTGTTGCAAATATTGCTGATACTGACCCATTTGTTGATCAGGCGTTTGCTGCTGTTGCATTCCACCGTAGGGATGCAGAAACTGCCGATACAGGTCGCCCTGTTGCTGATACGCCCCCATGTTTTGCATCATGGGCGGGGCAACCGGAGCAATACCCGGAACCGTGGAAGAAAGTGGCTGGGGCTGATCGCCCTCATCAAAGTACATTGCCATTATTTCAGGTTCCGAAGTTTGTACAGAGTAGACAGGAACGTGGCCACCGCCTCGTCGATCAGGTTTTGGATCGCAGTTTCTTCTTTCTTGCAGCAGACGTACCGGATTTTTTCTACTTCTTTTAAAATTCCCTCGAGGACCTTATCAATAGGTCCTCCCGTTTTGGGAGAAGGCAGGATCGGGATGTCTTCAATGATGTGATACCTGCCCTGAAAGGCTTCGGCAATCGCATCCGCATTCTCAATAATCTCGTGATAAAACGTTCCCAATGCCATGTGCTGTGAAAAGCTTTTGGTGCGCAGATGCTCTCGATGAGCCACCTCACGGCTCAAAAATAACAGGGCAATAAGTTGATCAATCATTGCGGTTGACCCTGTGGAGATTGTTGGACTTGTTGTTGTCGCATCTTGAGCATTGCACTGATCGGATCGTTAGGGAACAGCGTAGGGTACATCAACGGGATGTTCGGAGCCGAAGGAGGAGGCGGTGCCTTAAACGGTTCGGTGCGCAAGTTGTACCCCGTGGTTGGGGGCGCAGGAGGCAACCGGTTCATCATCTCTCTAGCACTTGTGGCAGGCATGACAGGCAGATCCGCCATGTTGCCTATCGGCACTTTTTCCTCTTTACGCAACATCCTGTTTGCTTCAAGACCAGCAACCTGTACGCCTTTTGGCAGCACTTTACCTATTGGTACGCCAATACTTTGTAGTGCAGCAGCGGCCTGTTGTGCTTGAGAAGGGGTGCCAATCGAAGCGAGCTTTTTGGCAAACTCCTTGTCTTCCAGAGCTTTGGTGAAGATGCGCTTGTACACATCATTCTCAAGGCTTGAAGCCAATCGAACCATCAGCGCCAACGCCCCTGTCTCAGGAGCGATCCGACCAACCGCCGCTTCACGCATAGTCGTAGTCAAGAACTGAATACCTGAACCAAACAGCCGTTTGAGGCTCTGATCCAATGATTCAAACTCAGGGATCTGCCCGGTAACCCCGGCAAAAGCGTTGACCCGGCGTTGCAGATCCGCCAGCGTTTTTAAATCGGCAAGGTGGCCGGTCCCATTGAACAGGACGGCCAAAGACTTCTCGTTTGTGTCCAAGAAAGTCTTCAATGCCCCGCCACCCTTTGCGCCCTTGGTAGCTGTGTCGTACACAGAACGTCGAAGCGCGGCCAGCATTTCTGGATCACCGCTCATCTGCGTCACAAGCTTTCTCATGACCGCAGGATCGCGCAGCGCCACCGCCATGGTTTGACTTGGATCGGCATCCGGGCGTGCTGCTTTATTGAGCACGTTATCTAATTCAGAATCCATGGCGTTGACCCGGCGTTGGTCAAGCTGCCCCAGCCGGTTTACGTAGTCATCCGCCATCTGAACTTCATTGTCCAGCATGGCCCGAAGATCCGGCGGCAAGCTGTCAACAATGTTCTTGTTTTTGGCCAGAACACTGCGAATCATTTTGGGATCGACAAGCCCTTCCTTGTTGACTACACCTTTGGTGCGCAGCCAATCAATCAGACCACGTTGCAAAAACTCTTGCGCTTGCGGACCCCCGCCAAGGGTGGTTTGAAGTTGGCGAAGACGATCAGCATTGCTGAACGCTACGCGCATCAGATCTTCGTTTGGCAGTAAAAACTCTTTCCCCCCACGTTTAGTCGTGGTCATCAGCAGGGGCAAACTATGTTCATATGCCGCGTTATAGTCATCAATGATGGACTTGAGTCCTTCGTACTCATTGCGTAACCGCGGAGCGCGGTCCAATATCAGTCGCTCAACATCCTTGAATACTTGATTGCCGGTATCGAGCAAGCGCTGGGCATCGGTTATCCGGGCGCGACCCTTGGTCATCGCAGCGTTGTACCTTCCCAGTTGATCGTTCTTGAAACGAATTGCCGCCTCGAGCGTGTCCAACGCCTCCGGCACGTTCAAATCAATCTTGGTATTTTCCTTAGCGATCTGGGCGGCATCTTCGGCAATCTTGGCCGGATTGATTTTGATGGTGGCCCCGGGAATAACCCGGAAACTGATCGAGCCATCAGCATGTACTTTCGGAGGGCTGGCGCGGCCAATCAACTCTTCCGCGGTCACCGCTTTCTTGTTCTTTGGCGGGGTTTTTAACCCCGCATTCTCAAAGTACTGGAGAATGCTTTGCTTGGCCAAAGCAATGAATTCGGGGTCAACCGTTTTGCCAAGCGCGGCCAACTCATCGTTGATAGCCGTGTCCAAAAGCTGCGAAGACATCTGGTCTTGCAGTCGAGCCCGGTTAGACAACTGCGTTTTGACAAACGTGTCTAGCCACTTCAGTGGCTCGGGCATCGGGGTACGAGCCGAAGGTCGATTGATCGTGTACTTTTGCAGCAACGAGACGGCTGCATCTTCCATATCATTGGCATCGTACAAAGACTTGCCAAGCTTATCTCGGGTGGACAAGACCAGTCCTTCCGGGGACAAGCCTTCTCGAAGACCCATGCGACTTAACACTCGAGCCCGCATGGATGCATCCATCTCCATGCCTGCCATGATCACGCCGCGCAGTTCGTTGTTTATCTGATCGATATTCTGCGGGCCAAGCCGCTCCGATATGGCCAAAACTTCCGCATCGGTCAGATCTTTTTTCTGTCGGAGCAAGCTCTCAAAGAAGGCTTGTCGATCTGCTTGTGCTGCTCGGAACGCTTCCTCCACAGGCTTGCGGGCTTGGGGGGAAAAGGTGGAAAAGAGGTCATCAAGTTTTTGTTGATTTTCATTGATTCGAGCCTTAACAGATTTGATCTCATTTGGACCAAGTTGCTCCAGTAGTCTGGTCTTCTCTGACAGCAACGGACCGTAAAGCGTTTGCTCGGCCACGTCAAACATAAAACCGGCGTTTGCGACCCGGGGATCGGCCATCGCGGTGCGTAATTGATCCAGTGCCGCCTGTGCCTCTGGGCTGTTAGCAATCGGACCAAAGACGTTCTCAAGCTTGCGCTCGGCATTCTTGATGAAGAGCTTAGGCAGGATATTGATGACCGGGGTTTTTCCAAACCGAACTTCGTTCAATACCTCTTGCTCTGTCTCGTTCAGCGTTCCGGTGTTGAGTTTGCCCTGAACGTACTGCGCTCCTTTCTTGGCACCAAAAATTGTAGGCGACAAATGCAGAGCAAGAGGGCCGCCCAAAAACGCTGCGGCGGGCAGGATGTCTTTGTACAGTTCCTTGTTGGGATTAGACTCGTCTACGTTCTCTTCAATGGCCTGACGAAATCCCTCATACGCTGAATTAAACGCAATATCAGTTGCCGCAGCAACGCCGGGACTGCGCTGAACAAACTTAATAGCATCATTTGCAATACCTTTTAAAATTCCCGCCGAGGGTTGTGCAACAGTGGCCATAGGTCGAGACAACGCTGCCCAACTCAAAATACCGGTCAGCGGCAAACCACTACCAATCCCGCCAGCGATAGCCCTTGTGTACCGCTCTTCTGCATTGACCGGGGCTTTCTCTCCGCGGTTGAAGAACTTGCCAAGTGTAAACACTTGGTTGTCATCCATACCCAGCGCTTTGCCAATACCCTTGGTGGCAAGATCGGGCAACGCAAAAAGAGCGGAGTTAAATCCCCATGATGCCTGCTGCGCTAATCCAAACGCCCGGTCTGACCCTTCCTTGACCACATCTGGCGCTGCGGCTTTCAGTGGATTTTGTTCAACAGGGACGCCTTCTGCCCGACCGACAACCTCTCCGGTTGTCATGTCAACCATCTCACCAAGGGCGTTTTGGATTACGGCCATTATTGCATCAGACCTCGAAGCTGGGTTGGAGAGAACGGCTTGACTTGGTTATTGGGCAACCGCAAGTAAACCGTCGCCTTCGGGTCTTGGTACTTGCCAATTGTGCCAGCAAGGAACGTGAACATCCGTTTTTGCTCTGCCGGATCTGCCGGAATAGTAAACGGATCGGACTGCGTGCCGGTGTTGGGCGTCTGCATGACGTAATCATTGCCCTCATACCCAAGCTGAGAAAGCACCTGCTGACGAGAGTTGCGAAGCGTAGCTTCCATAGCATTGAACTGCTTGGCAGCAATCTCTTTGTTGGCAAAGAATGCCGTAGGATCGCTGATTCCCTTGGCTGTATCACGCGCCCACTGTTGCTCCTGCACCGCTACCCTGCCGTTGTCGTTGGCAGAAGCAATGTTCTTCAGGATGCCGTTCATGCCCGTGCTGATCCGGGTAGAAGCATCTACCAAATCCAGATTTGGGTTGATCACTCCTGCGGAGACTGGAACCAAGAGATTGTTGACCTTATCACTGAACCACGTGCCGGGGCTGTATGCACTGGCATATGTCCCCTTCAGGTTGGACAACGTGGACAGGCTGTTATCTAGTGAACGAAGCGTGTTGCCTAGCTTGATGCGCTCCGCTTTGTCTGTTTCAACAGCAAGTGGCGATTGACCGCGGTTCTGCACAAAAGGATTGTCCGTTGGCCGCAGCGTGTACGAACTGGTAATTGCAGAACGAACTGCCGGATCTTCCGGGTCAATCTTTGGCGTACCAACCAAAGAACCATTGATCTTGATGTTGCGCATACCCATGCCAGCATCCTCAACCACAGGCTGATACTTGCCAGAAGCCGTGGCCTGTGCCTTGAGTACGTCGTAATCGCCCTTGAGAACAGCAAGTTGCAGTTGTTGAGCGAACTTGTCCTGCGTATCCACACTCGTAATTGCTTGTTGCAGTGCAGCAGTGTTGACCTTGATGTTGTTTTCCTTGGCCTGCGCGACAAGAGTGGCCAGACCTTTTGGCATACCGGATAACGCTTCGCCAAGAGCCATGCCCATGGTAGGTTGCTTAGAAGCCGCCAGTTTGAACCCGGCATCCGACAACAGCAACAAAGCGTTGGTGCGGATGTCATCTTGCGAGCCAGAGTCGCCAAGCAATTCTTTGAACAGCGGGGCGTATTCTTTCTGTGCCGCTTTAATCCGATCAATTTTGCCCTTTTGATCTGGAGCTTTTGCTGCCGCGGCAAGAAAGTCCGTCAGAGACGTAGGCTTAGTTTCTGCTACCGGAGTTTCTGCTACCGGAGTTTCTGTTACCACCGCTGAAGGAGGAACGGCCACAACAGGAGAAGCCGGGGGCCTCTCAGACACCATGGAAACCTTGGGCGGCTCCCCGGTGAAGATGCTGTAGTCCTTTGCTGCCGAAGTGGCTCCACCCGGAAGCTTTGCAGGGGCAGGTACGGGACCAGTTCCTGTTGGAATCTGAGCAACCAATTCAGCCTGTGCTTTTGCCTCATCAGAATTGGGATCTAGCTGCCCTGCTCCTAGACCACTGATACCCATGGCTCCAAGCAATCCTCCGCCAAGACCTGCAATCGGGGTCGTCACCCTATTTAAAACAGCCGCGGTCCGCGGATATTCAGCCGCTGCCCGATCAGCGAGGTTACCCATGTAGCTAGTCAGGGTTGGATAATTTAGGATACGCTCAGACGTAAACCGACCGCCCGGTCCGCGCACATTCTCAAACACAACGTTTGCCGTCGTGGGAAATGCTTTGGACATGGCTTCGCCTGCGGCCTGATTAGCTCGCGTTCCAAGTTCCGCGGCCCGTTGTATCGGGCCAGATGCCAGTTGCGCCAACCGGGTACCCATGTTGACAAACGCCCCCGCTTGGGCGTGAATTGGGGGAAGACCGTCAGGGGTAGGCGGAGCTTGTTCAGCCCCGCCCGCCGGGAAAGGGCCTTGGGGTCCTCCCGGTGGAGGCATTCCCGGTGGAGCGCCCGGAGGTTGACCACCGGGTGGTGGCATATTTGGCGGAGGAGCCATCCCCTGCATTTGCGGCAGGCCAGCAATACCTTGTTGCTGGGGCTGCTGTTGTTGAGAAAGCTGCGCTTGCAAAAGGGCAAGAACCTCGGGCGGCGTTCCTCGAGCAGCTTTGTCGCCCACTAGGTCGGCCAGTTCCGAGTATCGGGCATCGGTCGAACGCATGTCTCCGCGAAGCGTGTTCATCAGAATCTCTGGATTCTGTGGAGTACGTGCCATTGGCGGCATTTCTTCCATGCTGCTGTCGTCCTCAAAGCCCTGCATGATTCCACTGTTACGAGCGGATTTTGGCAAAGGTTTTGCAAACATGGCCCGTTTAAGAACTTCATCGCGCATCATGCTTCCTTAAAGAATTCCGGCGGCTCTGGCCGCGCCAGCGCCCGCTGCAACCCCTGTGCCCAAACCAGCAATTTGCTGGAACGCACTTGGTGTTGCCGAGGTCTGCTGGGTAAGGGCCATCTGCGAAGTTGGAGCCCCTTTGTAGATGTCCGAAATAAAGCCCAACTGTTGGTACGGCTGCTGCGCATTTTGCATCTGCGTTGCCCGCAGAGCATCCAGTTCGCGCTGCTGCTGTTGCTGCTGTTGGCCACCGAGGTTGTACAGGAAATTAACGTCGCTTTGACCCATGGCCTGTGCTGCTTGACCCAACTGAGCCTGCTGCGCACCCATCCCGGCCAATTGACCGCCATACCCGGCAAGCCCTTGACTGATGTTTTGGCCAATGTTGAACTGCTGATTGGCCAAACTGCCAATCCCTTGCGCCAGTTGCTGGCCAAGTTGAGATTGTTGACCATAAATGTTGGCCTGCTGACCAGCAAGCTGACCGCCCATGCCTGCGGCGCTTTGATAGCCCTGAGCCTGAGCAAGTTGACGTTGTTTTTGCTGCTCAAACGCAGTCATGGCATTTGCTTGCGCTTGGCTATAGCCTTGGCTCATCAATTGGGCAGCGGTATTTGCCTTTTGTTGCATTAGATCCCGATCCAACGCAGCACGCGCAACCGATTGACGCGACCCGCCAAACGCTCCCGCTGCAACAGCACGTGCGCCTTCTTGCTGACGGGCCAGCGCTCCTTGGCGTTCAATCTCCTGCATTGACGTATCAACAACATTTTGTTGATACGGGTTCATGTAAGCTTGAACCATGTAAGGGTTATAACCTTGCGAGGCACCGTACAGCGATCCAATACCTTGATTCAACGTTCCCTGCGCCTGCCGAATACCACGCTGCGCTTGACCCATCTGTTGAATAGGCATGGCCGCTTGATTCAACGCAGTTTGTGCTGCACCAAATTGACCTCGAGTATCCGCTCCACGCAGCATGTTGGCCGCTTGGCCAATCATCTGGGTTCCACGACCCACGTTCTGTGTGCCCGCTTGCAGGTACGGAGCGTAAGCACCAATCCCCTGTTCTCCTGCAAACAACGCAGCATATTGCTGCGGGCTCATCCCCGCTACTTGATAAGCGGGAAGCTCCGGAGCTTGCAGGTTGGTAGCAGCCGATAATAGGTTCTTTTTATAGGCTTCAATCTCCGGCGATTCGGAGAAGATTTGCTGAGTGATTTCATTTGCCATTTATTAGCCCCGGGCCGCGTTTCGTTCAAGTTGATGCATGAGAGCGTACATGCGTTTTGCTCCTTGACGAGCGCTGCCTCCACCTGCTGCGCGAACCGCTTTGGCGGTAAACACGAACTCATTGTTGGACAGCATGGCAGGGATAGAATCGGAAGTCTCGGTCCCCGGACCGTTAATTGCTCCCATCATCCGAGGATACCCTCCTTGCGCCAAAGAGGCAATTCCTCCCTCTGCGAACATGCGGTTATCCCGTCGCCTACTTGGGGCAGGCTGAAGGTTTGAGTACATCGAAGAGGTGTTATAGGGCTGCGGAACGCGGCCCGTGGTCCGCGGCACCGTTGGGAACATCTGTGCCGCGGCAGCAGGGTTTAGGCTCGGGTACATGCGAGAAGCTAAGTCCCGACCTTGTGCCATGCCCGCAGTTTGTGCTGCGGACAGGGCTCCTGCCGGATGAGCGGCGGCATAATCCAAGTTGGCAAGCTCAGACCGTAATTTGGATATTCTTTGCATTATAGAACTATGCACGTTACTACCTAGTTCTGATTTTGACAAAAAACCTAACTGATCTTGGATCTGCTGCCGAAGTAGGTCTTGATTTGTTTGGGGGGTAGGTAAAACAGGGCTTGGAATAGGAGGACCAACCGGATCAATCAAAGTTGTATTGGTTGAAGCTGTGGCAGGCGAGGCAACATTACC